CGCCAGACCAAATGATTGAGATTACATTAAATGAACCAGATGATTTTCTTAAGGTAAGAGAAACACTGACTCGTATTGGTGTGGCCTCAAGAAAAGAAAAGAAGTTATATCAGTCTTGCCATATTCTTCATAAGCAGGGCAGATACTACATCGTTCACTTTAAAGAATTGTTTGCATTAGACGGCAAGAGAGCAAATATTACAGTTAATGATGTACAAAGAAGAAACCGTATTATCCAGTTGCTTTTAGACTGGGGATTGGTTGCTGTTGTTTCGACTGATAAAGTTAACGATATTGCACCACTCAATCAAATTAAAGTTATCTCTTACAAAGAGAAGAATGACTGGAATTTAGAAACCAAATACAACATCGGCAAAAGAAAAAAACCAGAGGAGGAGTAATGTCAAACTTAAGAGAAGACGTTGACAACTTGCTAAGAGAAGTTGTAGGTGACGATAAAAACGACAAGAAACGTGTTGCAAATCTTAATGAAGAAAATGATAATAATGAAGAAGTGTTACTATCTTAAAAACTTGCATAGATAGTTATGTGTTCAAATCAAAACAATCTATGCACAACCTCATATCATTCAATAGTTTACGACCTTGGATGAATGTCGAGCAAGAGACATCTCCAAGCAATTCAGTTGATGACTACTTTGAATGTATTTCAGAATGCGATGTAAGAGATAAATCTTGCGTCAGTCACTGTAGAGTATTGCTAGACTAGGGAGGAAACCGAAGTGTTGTTAGGGGGTTCACCACCCCTTATTTTTTTGTCTTCTGTTATAATTAGTAGTGTCGCCTTCGGGGACAAATTTACACTCGCTTACTTAAGGAGAACTATGAACTTACAAAGGTATCGTGCTGCCGATCTGGGAGAATTAATGGATCGCATCACAAAAAATAGTATCGGTATGGATACTTATCTCGATAAGTTTTTTACTGAGACCATAACAAACTATCCACCTTACAATCTAATACAGGTAAATAACTCTGAGTCTCGTCTAGAGATTGCACTTGCTGGATTCAAAAAGGAGGAAGTCCATGTCTATACTGAATACGGAAAATTATTCGTTGAAGGAAAGAAAAAGGATAAGGAGACAGGATCCGAGTATGTCCATCAAGGACTGGCTCAAAGATCTTTCAACAGAGCCTGGACACTCTCAGATGATTTTGAAATCAGAGATGTCACGTTGGAGGATGGACTTCTTACCGTTAAGTTGGGTAAGATAGTTCCAGAACATCATGCTCGTAAAGATTACCTATAAATAAATTTTTATAGAAACAAGACCACTTGACTTTTGTTGAGTGGTCTTTTATAATGTAAGTATAAAAAGTATGAAATGACTGTCAAATTAGTAATGCTCAAGTCAGGTGAGGATATCATCGCTGACGTTAAAGAGATTAAATCTGATGAACAAGATGTTATTGGATATTATTTTCATGATCCTTTAATCGTGAAAATGTATGAACCAGAGGAACCAACCGTTCTAAGTGAAGGCACTACAAATCAGTATTCATCAAAAATAAGTATTTTGTTCTATCCTTGGATTCCTCTCTCTGCGGAGAAGAGAGTGCCTTGTTCAGCAGATTGGGTAATCACAATTGTTGAACCAATAGAAAATTTAAAAAAACTTTATCAGGAGAAATTAGATGGAAGAGACAAAGGTAATCAAAGTCCTGTTATTGTCTAGTCAAGAGATAGTAGTATCAGAGATAGAGGAGGTTGCTGCAGAGTTTGGAGATCCAAACTGCAAATTAACAAAACCTTACAAAATTGTAGATGGTGCTTTACATAAATGGATGGAAGACTATACTGAACAAAATGAGATAATGATTAACTCTGACAAGATTGTAACTCTTGTCACTCCTAGCCCTATGATTTTTGAACAGTATTCTAAAGTGACTTCGTGAAATTTTACACCAACATACAACTCATAGGTAATCAATTTTTGATTCGTGGATATGAGAATGGAAAGCACATCACACATCGAGAAGAATGGAAACCAACTTTGTTTGTTCCATCTAAGAGAAAAACAAAATACAAAACACTAGAAGGTGAGTCAGTTGAACCAATTCAACCTGGCTTCGTAAGAGATTGTCGTGAGTTCTACAAGAAGTATGATGAAGTCGAGAACTTTAAAATATATGGCAATGATAGATATGTTTATCAATATATCTCAGAAAAATATCCAGAAGAACATATACAATTTGATATTAAAAAGATTCGTCTTGTAACGATTGATATTGAGGTTGCTGCAGAAAGTGGTTTCCCTGATGTTGAGAATGTTGCAGAAGAATTGTTGTTGATTAGTTTGCAAGATTATGCGACAAAGAAAGTTACAACTTTTGGTTCAAGACCTTTTGTAAACAAAGATCCTAATGTAACTTACATTTTATGTGATGATGAAGTTCATCTTCTTAGATCATTCTTAGCATACTGGAGAAAGAATCTACCAGAGGTAATTACTGGTTGGAACTCACAGATGTATGATATACCATATCTTGCTGGTCGTATCAATCGTATTCTTGGTGAGAAGTCCATGAAGGACTTATCGCCTTGGGGTCTTGTATCTCAAGACGAAGTTTATATTAGTGGTCGTAAAAATATAACTTATGATATTGGTGGTGTCACTCAACTTGATTACCTTGATCTATATAAAAGATTTACATATACAAATCAAGAGTCTTATCGATTGGACTATATCGCCAACTATGAACTAGGTGAAAAGAAACTCGATCACAATGAGTATGATACTTTCCGTGAGTTTTATACAAAAGATTGGGACAAGTTTGTTCGATATAATATCAAAGACGTTCAACTTGTTGACCGTATGGAAGATAAGTTAAAACTAATTGAACTTGCTATTACTATGGCATTTGATGCAAAAGTAAATTTCATCGACATTCATTACCAAGTAAGAATGTGGGACACAATTATTTACAACTATCTAAAGAAAAGAAACATTGTCATACCGCCAAAGAAAAGAACATCTAAATCACAGAAATATGCAGGAGCTTATGTCAAAGAACCGAAGCCAGGAAAGTATGATTGGGTGGTTAGTTTTGACCTTAACAGTCTGTATCCTCATCTCATTATGCAATATAATATTTCCCCAGAGACCCTCAAGGATGACAAACACCCAACAGTTACAGTTGATCGAATACTTAAAGAAGAGATAGATTTCCAACTTCATAAAGATAGTGCTGTGTGTGCTAATGGTGCAATGTTCCGCACTGACATTCGTGGTTTTCTTCCAGAGATCATGGAGAAGATATACACAGAAAGAACTGTGTATAAGAAGAAAATGCTTGCTGCAAAACAAAAGTATGAGGATACAAAAGATCCTAAACTTGTTAAAGATATTGCAACGTTCAATAATATTCAGATGGCTCGTAAGATTCAACTGAACTCTGCTTATGGTGCCATTGGTAACGAATACTTTCGTTACTACAAACTAGAAAATGCAGAAGCTATTACTTTGTCTGGTCAGGTTTCAATCCGTTGGATTGAAGATCGGATGAATAATTATCTAAACAAAATACTCAAAACAAAGGATGAAGATTATGTTATTGCTGTCGATACTGATTCTATCTATTTGCATCTGGGCCCTCTGGTCGAGATTATATACAAGGAACGAGAGAAGACTACTGAGGGTGTTGTTGGGTTCCTTAATAAGATCTGTGAGATGGAATTTGAAAAGTATATTTCGAGTTCTTACGAAGCGTTGGCCTCGTACGTCAACGCCTATGAACAGAAGATGTTCATGAAACGTGAGAACATTGCTGATCGTGGAATCTGGACTGCCAAGAAAAGATATATCTTGAATGTCTGGGATAGTGAAGGTGTTCGTTACGCAGAACCTAAACTCAAGATGATGGGTATTGAAGCGGTAAAGTCTTCAACGCCTGCACCTTGTCGTCAAATGATCAAAGATGTTCTTAAACTGATCATGACAAAGACAGAGGATGATGTCATTGACTTTATTGAAAACTGTCGAACTAAGTTTAGATCATTACCACCAGAGGAGATATCATTTCCAAGAACGGTGAGTAATGTTAAAAAGTATAAGAGTGTCAATGCGATCTATGAAAAGGGAACACCGATTCATGCTCGTGGTGCTCTTCTCTTCAATCACTATGTAAAGAAGAATAAACTTACACAAAAATATTCTTTGATTAACAATGGTGAGAAGATTAAATTTTGTTATCTCAAAAGACCAAATCCAATCCAAGAGAATGTAATTTCATTCATTCAACAATTTCCAGAGGAACTTAACCTTGACAAATACATAGATTATGATCTACAATTTGAGAAGTCGTTCCTTGAACCTCTCAAGATTATTCTTGACTCGATTGGATGGCAGGCTGAGAGAACTGTAAACCTTGAATCATTTTTCGTATAATGGATTTTTTAAAAGAAATAGTAAAAGAGATAGGAGATGAATATACGCAGATTGCGTCAGATATTGATGAGACTGAAAGATTCATTGATACAGGATCCTACATTTTTAATGGACTCATTAGTGGGTCTATTTTTGGCGGGGTTAGCAGCAATCGTATTACTGCCATTGCTGGTGAGTCGTCCACTGGTAAAACTTATTTCTCGCTTGCTGTTGTCA